GGGGAGATACTCAAATAGGACAGTGATCCCTAAATTATTTAGGGGACTCTATCTACTTATTTTCACCATTTCTGGAAGTTTGAAAGGAGATTATGATCATGAGGCTGTATTCTGTCTGCGTCAATTACTTTACGCAGCTAAGAAAACTGAGCTCCCATGTAGCGAGGACATTCTTGACAAGGAAGTCATTGAATTCTTCGCTATCGACGATAGTTTACCAGTGCCTCACGGCTGCTGGTCGACAGTTCATTTGGACCCTAGCGTTACTGGGGAACATTATCGTGGCTTCGGCCGTGATACGTTCTTCAGCCGCCAAGAGTCCGGTGACTCGCATTGTGACCTTGATGGTCATATGCGCATCGTCGATCTCCTGTGTATCCTGGACAGGACGTCCAAGATACTGTGCTCCACCCTCGGAACGTACCGTTCCGGAGACTGGAGATTCAAACATGGACCAGGGGCAATATCCGAGTCAACCAAACCCAGAAACAAATATCTCTGGGAAAACTGGTCAGAAAGACTCGAATCCTCGTTCCCCATCAGCGACTGTGGGTTCCACAGTTACAGCTCATGGGCCACAGCAGTCTCCACGCGCGAAATAACCTCGGAAGAGGGCGTTTCACGTATGGTTTCTGTCCCGAAAACCATTTCTAGTCCACGACTTATAGCCGTGGAGCCGAGTGAGAATCAGTGGTGCCAACAGAATGTTTGGCACTACTTTCGCTCTCGGTCAGCTAGTTCTTGGATTGGAGATTTTGTCCGTTTTACGGACCAGTCTCTCAACCAAGAACTCTGCCGGAAAGGATCGGAGGATGGCTCTCTAGCGACAGTCGACTTATCATCGGCTAGCGACAGAGTATCCTGTGAGGCAGTGGGTCAATTCTTCAGGAGTAATCCTGATTTATTGGCAGCGCTGCGTTCATCGAGGACCCAGTTCATCTCTCAAAGTGTGTCTCGAAAGGGACCCACTGGGAGAGTTGCGTTGAAAAAGTTTTCAACGATGGGTAATGCCTGTACCTTTCCCGTTCAGTCAATGCTGTTTTTGTCGATTGCACTTACTGCCACTCTAGCAAGTAGAGGGCAGGATGTGAATCTAGAAAACATCTTGGCTTTACGAGGATCGGTGTCCGTCTTCGGAGACGATATAATCGTCCCCGTCGAAAGTCGGATTCCGTTCGAGCGTCTCATGAAGGCACTCTGCCTTCAAATCAATTCCAAGAAGACCTTCTGGACTGGAAAGTTCAGAGAGTCTTGTGGAGTTGACGCCATGCACGGGGTATCTGTAACCCCCGCGTACTGGCGCAGACCTTGTGACGGAAAACCTGAATCGATAGCTAGTACAATAGAGGTGTCGAACAACTTCTACAAGAAGTGGTTCATTAACACCGCTGCTCATCTAGCGTCGACAATTCCTAACAATCGTAAGATTGCTAGGACTACCGTCGATTCGGGAATCTGTGGCTTTAAATCATTCGTAAACTGGACGCATCTTAACCGTAAGTTAAGAGTAAATCCAGAATTACAAAGGATTGAGTCCCACAACACAGTCGTACTAACGACTAGTGTTAGGATCTCAGCTACAGATGACTCTGGCTGCTTTCAGTATTTTACTGAAAATCCACCTCCCTTTACAGATTGGGAAAGTGGGTACAGCTTGAGACCTAAGTTAAAAACTAAACTTAGGTGGGTCCCCTTTAGCGATTTGTAGGTAGCTCACCTACAGTCGTAAAGGACTGTGGTCGTTCAATTGTGCCTTAACGACCTACCTAGCTGACACTAGGTTGGAAGTAAAGGGCACAAATAAGAAAGACCAATTCCC